TAGCACCTATGTTCCAGGACAAACTAATAATTTTACCATATGGTAATGCTGAATCTCAGGTCAAAGCAGAAATGTATAGAAAACAATTATCATATTTTTCTGCAAAGAGAAAAAATGTTTATAAATCTGATATAGTTATGGCTAGTTGGTTTCCAATTAAAGTATTACGTAAGTTGCAAAAAGCACACTATTCTGATATAGGAATTGACTACATACCTAGCTATGATGGGTTTGATATAGTAGAATGGAATGACGCTCCATGGAGATAAATGTTAGTTAAAGATATATTAGACAGAACTAGATTCTTAAAAGAAATGCACGATGAGGCTTTGCCTGATAGAGCAAGGTTTCGTGCAATCATCAATGGTGGGGAAAATGGTATAAAAGCATTACTTGGTCAATCAATATCAAGTATGGATGCTGATATGTTACCTGCTCCAAACTTATTACTATCTGCACTAGACAGACTTGCACAAAAAATTGGTAGAGTACCTGCATTAGACGTACATATCACAAACCCTAGAGATAGTGAAAGAAATAAAAAGAAGAAAGATAAGTTGGAACGTATTGTAACTTCTTATGACCAGTTCCAAAAATTAGATTTACAGTTACCACAAGTAGCTAGATGGTTACCAGGATATGGTTTTGCCGTATGGGTTATTACAAGTAAAACTGACCCACAGGGCAATGTTTATCCAGTAGCAGAACTACGTGACCCTTATACAACATTCCCTGGTTATCAGGGTGCTAATCAAATGGCAGAAGAGCTTGTAACTATTAGAAGCATACCTGCTGATGTATTAGTAAGAATGTATCCTGAACTAAAAAGCTATTTTGCTGAAAAAGGTGACGAAGTACAAGAACCATACGGATTTACCACAGGTATATATACAAACTATGGTCAAGAAGGTTCTTGGGAAAATTCTAATGATAATGGTGAAATAGTCGTAGAATACATAAATCCTGAAGGAACATACATAGTTCACGTTGCTTCTAACAAAATTGTTGATTTTGTACCTAATCCACTTAAATCAGGTCCATCCTTTGTATGTGCTAAAAGATATTCTTTTGACCAAATACAAGGACAGTTTGACCAAGTTATAGGTTTGATGGCTGCAATGGCAAAGATTAACGTTATGTCAGTTATTGCTATGGAAGATGCTGTATTTACAGAAACTAACGTAGTTGGTGAAATTGAATCAGGACAATACAGAAAAGGTAGAAATGCTATAAACTACCTATCTCCAGGTTCACAAGTAGTAAAACCTGTTAATAACTTGCCATATCAGTTGTTTGAATCTGTAGGCAGAATAGAAAGACATCTTAGAACTGTTGCAGGTTATCCAGTACAAGACGATTCTATATCGCCAAATAGCTTTGTTACTGGTAGAGGACTAGAAGAACTACAAGCAGGTATTGGTGCAATGGTCAATGAATATCATAAAGTTTTACAAAACGCTATACAAGAAATAGATTATAAGAGACTAGAGCTTGATGAGCTATCTTTAAACAAACGTAAACCTTTAGTAGGTACATTACGTGGTTCATCATTTGCAGAGAACTATACACCTTCGTCAGATATTGACGGTAACTTCTTAACAAGACGTAAATATGGTGCTATGGCTACATTTGATGAAGCAGGTAAGGTAATTACTGGATTGCAACTATATCAAGCAGGAATTATAGATAAAGAAACTATGCAACGTGAAATGGATGGTTTAGATAATTTACAGTCTATTAACGAAAGTATTACTAAAGAACGTGCTGAAAAAGTTATGTTTGATTCATTGTTAGCACAAGCTAGTAATGGTGATGATAAAGCATCTATGGCTTTAGTAGAGATATATGCAAATCCAAACAATATTGGAAATATATTAAAGAAGTATTTTACTGCAGAAGACCCTCAACCAAGTCAACAAGAGGCTATGATGGCACAAATGGCAGGAGCTGCACCACAACAAGGTGGACCTCCTCCTGGACCTCAAGAAATATTAAGTTTATTACAAGGTGGTGGATAATGGATTTTGATAGAACTAACAGTAGTTTTCATCAAATAATTATGGGTGAAGATTGGAACATAGATAAATTAGATGTAGCAGAATTATATCTTAATGACCAGTTAGAAGAAAGACATCCTAACGAATGGTTAGATATGGACGGACTTACAATAGTTTATGTTCCTGGATATGGAAGGTTGCAAATGATATGGATTGAGGACGAAAATGACACGAGGAGTTAAAAAAGGTGCATTTGCTATAGATGCACAAAGAGGTGAAGGTTCAGCAGCAAGAGAAGCTGCTTTAAGAGGCGCACCATTATTACCTGAAGATGAGGTACAGGTAAACATGGAAAGACCTGCCGATGCACCACAAACAAACATACAAGCACAAGCACCACAGTTAGGTAATGTATTTGCACCAAGTAATGATGCAACACCTATGATGCAACAAAATCCTGTGTTTGATGAATTTGAAATAGTTGACCCTGGTCAAACTTCTAATACGAATATGATTCTTGCAGCTATAAATGACTTACTGGGAGGCAGTGAAGAAGCAAGCTCTATGATAACATAGCACTATGGCTTTTTACGGATACGAACCCCCTGACCTCGAAGAAAATTTTATAGGTAAGTCTGACGAACGTCAGCAAAAATACAATGCTATTAAACAAACCATAAGACAAAAACCTGAAGTTGGTAATAACCTAGAAGACATTGTAAACAAGTGGGGTAATGTTTTAGGTAAAGACATTATGGTTGGTAGCGCTCTTATGGGCTTTTCATCAATATCACCTGAAATATCTTTATTATTAGAAAGACAAATCGAACTAGAAAAAGAACAGAATAGAAATTTTTGGGAACAGACTAAAGGTGCAGGACGAGGATTAGTTAGAAACTTGTTTGTTGGTTTAGATTCTTTAGCAGAAGCTACAGTTAAAAGACCCTTTCAAGCATCTGCTAGGTCGTTAATAGATAATGGTATGAACGTAAACTTAGCGTATTTACATACATTATCTAACATGATTGGCTTAGATAAACCAGTTATGGAATTAGCTTTAGGTGGAGAGAAGTATGCAAACTTTAGACAAGATTACGAAACAGCTAAGAAAAACCTAGGTCCTACAACAGCAGGGTATGCTATCCAAGAAATGGCTAAAGGTAATAGAGTAAACCTAGGTAGAGGATACTTTGGTAATTCAACACTAGCTAGGGATACTGATATATATAAGGAACTATCTCAAACTATCAAAGACCCTAGACAATTAGCAGCTATAGAAAAAACTATACAAGCACAATTAGGTTTAGACATTACAGGAACTCAAAGAGCTAAGTTAGAAGCTAATAAATATAAAGGTGTAACAATAAGCCCTGGTCGTGTAGCTGCTGTACAAATGGCAGAACCAGGAACAGATAGGTTTAAATTTATATCAGGTCTTATCGATGGTGCAGTCACACTTGGATTAGACCCTGCAAACTTAGTAGGTGCATGGGTAGGTAAATTAGGTAAAGCAGGTAAAGTTTTTAAAGTTGGGGAAACTGCTGCTGTAGGAAGCAATGTTGGTGCTAGAACACTTATAGGACAAGGCAATAGATTATTTCAAGTTGTAAAAGTTACAGACGATGTACCTAGAGTTAACTTATCAGAAGGCTTACAAGAGTTTATAAAAGACAGTAGTAAGTATGACGAGTTAGCTGTAGTTGATGTAGGTGAAACAATCTTAAAAGGTGATGAGATATACACAATGGATGACTTAAACAATATAGCTAAAGCAAATGGTAGACAGGGCGCTCAAGTTAACAATAGTGCAGAAGCTCAAAGATTTTTAAGAAGAGATGCAATAGGTGAAGGTGCTACTACAGGTATTGATAACAAGTATGTAAATAACGTAAAGATATATGAAGGTGCTGAAATGCTTCCTGATGGTAGGTTTGTTGAAGGTATTAGACCAGGAATGGGTGGTGCTTTTGTAGATAGAGCTGTACAAAGAATGATAGGTGGAAAAGTTGCAGAGCTAAGAGAATATTTAGGTAAAGATTTCAATGCGTTTTTTAATAAATTTGGAAAAAATGTTGTCTTTGATGAAGACATGGGTGTAGCAATGACAAAGTATATAAAAAGCTCAGACGATAGAGTTGTAGATTTTATTAACTACTTATCATCAGACATAAAAGGTTGGTCACAAAAAATATATGACAATATGGATGACTTAGTAGATAACACTATATTGCATGAATTAGTTCATACTTGGATTGCTAAAGGTAAGTCTCCAAAACAAATTGCCTTCAATAAATCTTGGATGACACCACTTGGTAAAGCAGCACGTAGAGCAAGAAGAGATAAACGTAGAGC